GGAACAGTTTTAATACGAACAGTTGCTCCAGAACCGTTTGGATCAGAGATATTAAGAACAGGATTATCTGCCGTAATAGTTTTCTGTGAATCTGTCAGATTAGACAGATCAATATCTACACTCATTATCCCTTGAGAATTATGATTACGTAATAAAAGTAACTGATAATCTTTACTAGAACCGGGAATTATGGTGTATTGTTGTGATTCTAAAGTAGTTTGTAGATCTTTAATAGTTTTTGTTGCAGGACAGAGTGGATTTTCTCCTGTAGAACTACTGGATATAGAACCTGCAGTATAACCAGCTAAAAATAACACGTCACGTTCTAGTGCTTCTGCTAGTTTTTGGCATTCGTAACAATCAGAAAATATAGTTTCATTAGTTACATCGCCCTGAGTGTACACTTCACCTGTAATTTCGTCCACACTATTTTCTTTAAAGTATAGACAACAACAACCAAACGCTGTTACTCCAGTTCCACATAAAGAGTTGTATTTTTCTGTGAAAGTATCGTAATCGTCTTCTGTGTCTAATTTAGGTACAGGAATTTCTCCTTGAGATACAAATTCCCATTCTGTAAAATCAATTTTAAATAACGGAAGCCATGTGTATCCATCAGAATACGTTTGACGGCCAGACGAATGAGTGGGTTTTTCTGTAGAAAGACCCGGATCAGTATCGCTTCTAAAATCGGTTGTGTTGTGTAGACACATGTACACAATACCGTTTTCTTCATTGTAGACTATGGTGTAATCGGTATCTGAAACGAATCTAGAGTAAGTTGTATTTGCTTGCCAAAAAGTTACAGGTGCAATATAATGTTTTCTAGACTCTGGAATTCTTTTTGTAAAATACGAATCTCCTAAAGAACTCCAATCGTTAGTTCCTGTGTTAGAAGCTGCTCCTGTTACTAAAAATAATTCTTTTGGAACGTTTAAATTTGTTAGTGATAATTTATTATTCATTTTAGCAACTCGTACATGTAATTGTTTCGTTTACGTAAGTATAACCAGATGCTGGAGTTAAAGTTACAAAGTCTCCAATATTTATTTGACCAAACGTCATTCCTGTGTAATATTTAGTGTTTATCTGCTCGTCCCATGATGGAAACCTATGAGACGGCCAAGGATCGGTTCCTCCACTAATACCCGAACAACCACAACAACCAGATAGCGATTGGTCTGAAAAGAGTGTATAAAATGCGTAATTTCCTATAACGGGCAATTCAAATGTTACATCTCTAGACTCATCGTATAAATTGTTAAATATATCGTGTTTTACATCGTAAAAATCTTTAGTTCCTGCCGGATGTAGTAAAGGTCTTACGGTAGTTTGGTATAATCCTGCAGATAGCCCTACAACATTTAAAACATACGAAAATTCTTGCCAAAGATCGTTATCTTGTATAACAGAGTGATTCAGATAACTTCCTACTAGTTGTGGATTAAACGAAGCAGGATTAGACGAATACTCTCCAATAGTTCTGTTATCATCGCGCATCCAATCAAATCGACCACCGTTTAAACGTAAAATATATCGTTTAGGATATGAAATACTTACATTAGTAGCAGATATACCGTGAAGATCATATAAAACCGATTTAAACGACTCTTCTGTTCCTTTTCTGGTGTATAAATTTACTTTAATATTATCAAAAAATCTTCTAACCAAAGACGGATCAATATTGCCTTCAGGTGTGTTTGGTGTTCGTATATTCTGAACAGGAAATGCATTAATGTAAGTAAACAGTTGATGTTTTAAAAGATTATCTGGTATAGTCTCGATATCGATTAAAGATTCTAAATTTAAAAAACTGGTTTCATTTCCGGTTACACCACAACTCAACCAATCATAATATTTTTGAGTCATCAAAATTAATTTGGATGAATCATTTGTTGTTTGTCTTAACCAAAAGGGAAATAAATCTTCTACTCGTATCGGATAAGAACAAGTTTCTGCTGTAGTTTGTGGTGTTGGTGCTTGTTCTGTTGGAGCAAAAAAAGCCATTACTGACTGCTGTAAAGGCGCAACAAATTCTGCAATTGTTGGTATCCGTACATCCGTAATCTCTTCTATACCTTGAGATTGGACGTTTTTTATTTTATCTGAAAAAAATAAAATCATATTATACGCCGTTTACTAAAGTATTTACCTTTAATAGTAACTCTCCATTAAACTGTAGTTTGTCTTGATTTTTTGTTTTTACTGTTAGGGTAGTTTTAGTAGATGTTGGTAAAATTCCGGGATTAATACTAATAATACCATTAACGTAATCTATTTTACCAAGAGAAGATGTAGAAATTTTAGTCCCTGTGGTTGTTCTGTATGCGTGTATAACTCCTTCTGTGGCAACTCCCGAATTAAATATCGTTGGAGAATCTCCTAAAAACGCATCAACGGCATTATATGTTATGGTTCCAGATTTTAATACTTCATAATTTTTGCCAGAAGTTGTATCTGCTAGTTGATTTTTAAATGAAACGTGTCGTGTTATATTTGAACCATATACGTCTAACGATAATGTCATGGAGTTTAGATTGATAGAGCCAACAGATGGTACGGTCAATGCCAACGATCTAACGTCTCCAAAAGACAAGGTATTATTAAACTTATAAGGATTATTGTAGTTATTGTTTACTGCATTTTTTATTGCTGTCACTGTAGTAGTAGCTAGAACTCCAGAAATATTTAAATTTACATTTCCTGTTATTATTTGGGGTTGAACGTATTCAGGTAAAATTGTCAACGGAGATTTTCTTTTAATATAAGATATAGAATTTTTTATAGAAAAAGAATCAGGAGTTAGTGTTTCGTCTGCAAGTGATATAAACACTCTACCGTAAGTTGGAGGAACTACCTCTTCTCCACCCCAAACGTTAATTTGCTCTTTAGATTGTATGTTTGAAGGCAATAATCCTGAATTTAATAATAATCCGTAATAATCGTCTTTGGTGACTGCTCTATCATTTGCTGCAAACACTTTAGGTGCAGAAAATCTGTACAAATCCAAATCTGGACTTAATCTACCCCCAACAGATACGGTATTAGAAACAATCGTTGCTTCTGCCGTAGGAGAACTGAAAGTAGAAACATTATCAGCAACTTCTCCGTTTGGTATCAGATAAGATATTTTAACAACATCTGCTGCTGTTATATTTTTTCCGTAATTATTACCAAAGTCATTTATTGTTCGTTTTCCAAATAAGATATAAAATCCAGTATTGGTTCTGTCTATAAAATATACTTTTGCATCAGGACCTGCTGGAGTGGTGTTGTCGTACAGAGTCCAAGTTTCTTGTACACCACCAGAAGTAACTGTAACTCTAAGAGTATTGATATCCAGATCTTTAGTTGCTATAAACGCTTTTTGATTAGCAATATCAACAGTGGTTGTAAAATCTTTAACAACTATATTCGATTCATATAATTTAAACGTTGTAGACTGCGCTGATAAATTTACGTCTTCGATTGCGTAAAATCTGTACGGCAGTCCTGCACTATTAATTCCTATAAAATAAGTTTCATAGGCTGTTATTACTGGATTAGAAGGATTTGTAACCGAAGATATAGCTGTTATATCTGCTGTAGAACATGTTCTGCTCGGAAGTAAAATACCTAAAGGTTTTAGTAATGAGATGAAATTATTTTCTAATTGAGCGGTTTCTAAAAACATTTCATTTGCGATCATGTTCGCGTAATACGCGTAAAACATGGTATTATACGCAAATACATCCAAAAGAGTATTAATTGCAGAACCATCGTAATTAAAACTGTTTAAATCAGAATTTGGTAGAGACTTTAGATACGTTTTTAAAGACGCTTTTAATCCATCAAAATCTAAAGATGATATATTTAATTGAGGATTTGCCATTTAATTTCCCTTAGACTGTAACACTTACAGTTCCTGCTATTTCTGTGCTATTTGAGAGATGAAAATCTATTTTAACAGAATAATTGTCAGACTCTCTGATTATTTGTATATTATCTATTATTGCTCTAGTTTCTTGAGTTTCTAACTGAGATTTTAGCACTTCTTTTAAAACATTTAACTCTAATTGTGATCTATTTACCTGTAACGTGTCTACCAAGTCAGTTCCTAAATTAGGATAAAACGGCCTTTCCCCACGCCTAGTTAAAGCTAGATTGCTTATACTTTGAGCTATAGCGTAAACATCCGTTTTAAACGAAATATCGTTTGTTAGATTGTTTTTTGGTAAAAAAAGATCTATGTCTGAATATCTGGCCATTTTAAATATTTATAAAATATTTTTAACTTTCTATTACTACTTTTCTGTATAATGTAGGATCGGTTTCGGATCCGTCCCTCATAAGAAACAGATACATTGAATGTTTAATTGGTGTTATGACTCTTTGTATTCGATAAACCATCCATCGACCATCATGCCTAGTTCTTCTAATTTGATTGTTACTTTGCATGTTTAATTTAGATTCAATTTTTATCAAATCTCCTGGTTTAATATTAAAATTACCATGAACTAATATTTTTATTCTGTTATACATCAATAATGCAGTTTGTGCTCTTCTGTAAAGTGGTGTTTTTGGTGGAGTATTCCAGAAAGTAGAATTAGTTTTAGAATATTCTACATAACGGTCAAACTTTGTTCCACACGCACTAATATCATATGTTGGTGGAGTGTAATCGGGAACAGCGTTTGCTGTATCTGCAGG